TCTGACTGGCAACGCGACTAACGCCACGCTGTCTGTCACTTACGTCCTGTTCCCGGCGAAAGAAGGCAAGGCTACTCCGCCGACCGCGATCACGGATTAAGCATGAAGCCGTATGTAGCAGTTGGGTTGCCGCGTCGGTCGAAGCCGACCAGCATCCTGTTGTATGGTCACAAGGTGCATTCGTCGAAGGGCGTTTGCACCATTGAGCCGGTTGCCAATGTCTCGTCCCTGCTGAATCACTCGTTCAATAACATTCTGTCATGCGTCATCAACAACTATGAAGACGGGATGCCGCTCACGCATCTCGCCTTCCTACATGATGACATCGACGCTGAAGCAGGATGGGTTGACGTGCTGTGGCAGGAGATGGAGGCGGTTGGTGCCGACTTCATTTCGGCTTACGTGCCGATCAAGGACGACCGGGCGTTAACCTCGATGGCTCAGTATGAGAACGACCCGTGGGACTTCGACCGATTTACTCTGCGGCAACTGGCGACGATGCCTGACACGTTCACTCAGGACGACGTGCCGTGGAATTTGTACTTGAATACTGGCTGCTGCCTGCTCAAGCTCCGCGAGCCGTGGGTGTCACAACCAGACAAGTTCACCTTCCACACCAAAGAGAAGATAAGCCGCGGCAAAGACGGCAAGTGGATTGCGTCGGTGATTAGCGAGGATTGGTTATTCACCGATGCTATCCGCAAGGCCGGCGGACGATTGGCGGCTACGCGGAAGGTTCGGCTGTCTCATCAAGGTGAGCACGACTATCGAAACGACACGATCTGGGGCCGCTGGCACAGGGACGAAGCCTACGCCTCACGACATGGAGAAGGAAATGAAGAAAGTCAAATTCCTTCGGGACGAGACCTACAGGCAGAACGAACCGGAGCAGTCACGGCAGTATAAGGCCGGCGAAATATACGACCTGGACGACGACCACGCCGACCGCTGGATTCGCCGCGGTGCCGCTGTCGAGGTCAAGAGCGGAAAGGCGTCGAAGCCAGAGGCGATGGTCCCGGCGGCACCAGAGAAGCCAGTATCTCACGAAAGCATAGCGTCAATCCGCAAGTCGAAGAATGTTTAGCATCACTCCCACTATTGTCGCCGGTTCGGCAGAGCCGTTGACGAAAGATGAGGCGAAGTTCAATCTGCACGTCGCCCACGACGCGGACGACGCGAGGATTCGGGCATTGATAACGGCCGCACGGGAATATGTGGAAGTCTGGACGGGCCGGGCACTCATTCCCCAAAGCATCGTGTTCAAACTCGACAGATTCCCAGGCTGGCAGGATGGTTATGTGATTCGCCTGCCGCGATCCCCGGCTACGGCGATAACCTCGATTACCTACTATGACGAAAACGACGTTTCGCAGACGCATAGTGCGGCACTGTACCAATCTGACTTGTCGAGCGAGCCTGCCAGAATCATTCCGATTGCGACCGAAGTGATTTGGCCAACAACCTATGAACGATTGGCGGCCGTGACGGTGACTTACGCGGCCGGATACGCCACGCCCGCTGCCGTCCCAGAACGAATCAAACAGGCCATGCACCTGCTGGTGAATCACTGGTATTTGAACCGCGAGCCGGTAGCCGTTGGAACCATTTCAACAGACATCGAATTTACGCTCCAGGCTTTGCTTGGGGCTTCATGGACCGGCAGCATTGCCGGCACGTTTGCACAAGTTTAATGGCACGCATCCGGCCAGGACGCCTGCGACATACGGTGGACATCTATCGTGATCCAACCGGGGCTTATGGTACGTCTGGAGAGAACCAAGGGCAGCCGCAGCTAATCAAAGCCAACGTACCGTGCTCGATTGATACGCTCTCTGGCCGACAGCTTGAGCAGGCGAGGGCGCAGTGGGATGCAGCAGTTCTCCAGGTCGATATGTTCGCCGATCCGGCATGGAATCTTGATAGCAGGTGCTACCTCAAGTTTGGAACGCGACGACTCTACGTCGGGTTCGTGAACAATATCGAGCAGGCAGGTTTCGAGTATCAACTGCTGTGCGGCGAGTCGCCGTGGGAGACTGCCAATGGCAACAGTTGACGAAAACTTCCTGGCATTTCTCAAAGCTGATAGCACAATCGCCAGGCTCGTCGGTGCGAGGATTCACGAAAACCAAGTCCCGCAAAATCCCACAGGCGATTATATCTGGTTCGCCTTGGCTGGAGAGGAAGACGAATACTGCCTTGATGATGCAGACGGGGCTGCACCTTTCCGTTTCCGATACGCGGTGGAATGCGTCGGGTATAGCAGCTCAGACAAAACATACGGCTTGCGTAAGAGCCGTGAAATAGCCAACGCCGTCAAGTCGCGAGTCAAGAACTATAACGGTTCGTTCGGCGATTCGACCGTACAGGGACTCTTTGTAGATGAGGTTAGCGAGGACTACGAACCGCGTAACGATTTCAGCGACCTTGGATTCCACACGCGGTCCATCGCCGTCGAGGTGATACCGTGACGCCATTCGTTCTTAGTCACCAGCCATCGCCGTTCAAGTTCCGTGTCGTGGGTGCAGATTCAGCAATGAACGCACTACGAGCACTGCCGAGAAAGTTGCGTTTCAAGCACATGCGTATTGCTCTAAATGCTGGCGGCGGCGTGCTGCGAGACGCGGCCAAGTCAAAAATCCGCGTCGTCAGCGGGGCACTCAAAAAGTCTCTCAAAGTCCGTGTGAAGATACCAGAGGCGAGTTTCAATCCGGCCCACAGGAGAAAGCCACCTTATGTGGTCATTGGTCCCGGCCGGCGGACGCAGCAGTTTTACAAACCTGATACCGGCGACGGCCGCTGGAAGACTTCCAAGGAAGCCACCAAGACGTACAAGCGGGTTTATGTTGACAACATCGGCCTAGGGGTTCATTCCTTGCAAGCCGTGCGGGAAGGCATTCGGTTTACAAGGGAAACGCATCGCGGCGTGCGAGTGCGTATTCCATCACGCTATGCCCACCTCGTTGAGAAGGGAACCAAACGCTCTAGGGCGTTTCCGTTCCTGAGGCGTGCCATTGCTACTCACGGAATAGCAGCAATGCAGAAGATCATAGACAAGCTGAAGCACGGCCTTGAAATAGAAGCGAGGCTACTAAGCACGCTCAATTAAACCAACTGGGACCGGCGGTGGTTCGCCGGGCCACATAGCGGCTGAAGCCGGAGTAATTAACCGGCAAGATGCCTTCACCATCGTTGTCCGTGAAAGGGGACTGCGAATTATCGCGGTCCCTTTTTATTTCACAGGTGCAACGATGGCCAAAGAGAAGAAGATCGGTCATGGAATCTCGATAAAGCTAGGTTCCACGACCATCACGCAGATTCGGAATCTCACACCGGCATCTATTTCCAGAGAGGATGTAGACGCCACGACGCTCGATGACACGGTGGGATACAACCTGCCGAGTGACCCGGAAGACCCAGGCGAAGTGTCGTTTGATGAGCTGTGGACCAGCGGCGATACAAACAGCGAATTGATCGACACTGATTTCAACGCCAGAACGATTGCTACGTGGTCAATCGTTTTCAGTTCGTGGACTCAGAGCCGGACGGCATCTTTCTCCGCATGGGTCAAGTCGATTAGCCCGGCTCAGGTTAGCGGCCGGGATGCCATGTCACGCACCATTGTTTTGAGGCTAACCACAGTGATTACTTGGACCAACACCGTTTAGGAGATGCAATGGAATTCACCTTGGATAAGTTGCCGCCTGGCGTGCCTGTAAGTGCCGTTTCGGTTCCCGTACCGGAATGGGGCGAGGGCATGGTGGCCTATATCGCGGAACTCACCGCCGACGAACGCGACGAGCGAATGGAGACTTGGTATCCACGCCGCCGCGAGGCACGAGAGCAAGAGAACAACGTCGGTTTCCGTGCCTATGCGGTTGCGGCCACGCTCTGCGATGCACAGCGGAAGTTCCTGGCAGCCGACGAGAAGGCAGCCAATGACCTGGCCGACAAACTTGGACCGCAGAACGCAGTCCCCGTCAGCCGCCTGTTCAATAAGGCTTGCGAACTGAACGGACTGCTGCCTGAGGACGTGGAGGAACTCGAAAAAAACTAGAGGTGAGTCCGCTGCGGCGTTGGCTATGGCACGTCGCGTTGTATGCGGGCTGCGCTTGTCCGAGAGAGCACCGCCAGAGGCTCACGGCAAGGGAATACGTCGAACTACTGGCGTTACGACAGCTTGAGGTAATCGGGCCGGACAGAACAGACCTCGGAATCGCAAAAGGGTTTTATGCACTTAGCAGGTTGTGGGGCGGCAAGGCGGAACTGAGAGACTTCCTGCCAATCGTCCGCGAGTTGACGGTCGAGGAACAACTGGCCGCACTGGAGCAGTACAGCAAGGTACGCAATGGCAACCATCAGCCGACTCTCGATCCTCCTCACGATGAACTCGGCACAGTTCGACAGGGGGATGGACCGTGCAGCGATGAAGGTTCGGTCGTTCGGCACGTTCCTGAAGGGGAGCCTGAGTGCAGGAGTAGTGGCGGCCAGTAGTGCCCTGACTGCCGCTATCGTTGCCGCCGCCGGTTTCCACGCCACCCTCAACCGCCTGTCGGCAAGTGCAGAGAGATTGGATCGACTGAGCAAAATCATTCAGCGATTCGGCGTGGACGCGGGAGCCTTTCAAAGGCTTTCGATTGTTGCCGCCGATGCCGGCGTAAATATCGAGGAACTGGCCAGAGCCATCAACTTCATGGCTAAGAATGTCGGCTCTGGCGGGAAGCCGCTCGACAAGCGGTTCGCCGAGTTGGCCAGACAGATCATGGAACTAAAAGACCCGGCGGAGCGGGTTGCCAAGTCGATGGAAATCTTTGGTAGGTCTGGTGCCGAACTCATCCCGCTGTTTGAGGACATTGCCGCAGGGAACCTGGAGAGGGCTGGTGCGATCCTTGAACGGTTCGGGCAGACGCTCACCAGTATTGATTTGCGTGGCGTCGAGCGGATGAATGATGCCTTCCAGCGATTGACGCAACTGTTCACCGGGTTCTTTGACAAGATGGTGGCGACATTCGCACCAGGCATAACCGTGGTGCTTGAGGAAATCATCAACATCCTGATGGACTTCGGGGATAGTACGCAGACCGTCACAGAACGATGGGCGTTCCTGAAAGAGGTGGCACTCGAAACAGGGATTACGATTGCCGCCGCCATGCGGCTAGGTGCGGCGAGCCTGGAATTTATCGACTCGCAACTGGACCTTGTGACCAGCGGGTTCGAGCGGCTGATTGCAACCGTCAAACAAGACTGGCCGGCAGTCGAGAAGGCCATGCTGCGGCAAGTCGAAGCACAGGGCAGGATGATTCATTCCCTTGGGGAACTCAACGAGATTATGACAGGCAGGTTTCGCGACAACCTGCGGAAAAAGTTCATCGAGGGATT